AGGAAGTGTTACACTGATTGGTAAGGCAAATGTAACGCCTGATGCAACACCTCTGACTATAACAGTCAAGGATGCAACGGCAATAACATGGAGTGAAATAGATCCAAATACTAATAGTGTTTGGGTAGAAATAGACCCGATTTAATATGGCATCAAGTTTTTCAACAAATTCAAAACTAGAGATTATCACAACCGGTGAAAAAGCTGGTCTTTGGGGTAATATAACAAATACTAATTTACAGATATTAGAGCAACTTGCTACAGGATATTTATCATTAGCTGTTGGTAGCAGTGATGTAGCATTAGCTTTAGACAATGGGGCAACATCAAATGGTAAAAATTTATATTTTAAACTTACTGGAACTTTAACTGCGAATAGAACTGTAACAGTTCCTGATAGCGCAGAAAGAGTTATGGTGTTTGAAGACGCAACAACAAGAGAAAGTTCTGGAACTATAAAAACATTGACTATCAAAACTGTTTCTGGAACGGGAGTTACAGTTCCTTCAGGATCAAAAGTATTAGTATATTCAGATGCTACAAATGTAAATTTAGGTTTATTAGATAAAGGATATTTAACAGTAAACTCTTCAAGTGTAACTGCTTATACAGCTGTAGCCGGAGAACAAATTTTTGCAATTACAAATACTAACCCTATAACAATAACTCTGCCAGCAGCCGCTGCTACCGGAGATGAACTTACTATAATAGATGGTGGTAATTTTTTTGCATCAAACAATCTTACGATAAATAGAAATAGTCACAAAATAAATGCGGGAACTTCTAACTTAGTTTTAAATGTTAATGGTCAAGCATCAACTCTTGTTTATGCTAATGTAACTGTTGGCTGGGTATTGAAGTCAACTAATCAATAGGAGCAATTAAATGGCTCTAGTTGAGTTTAAATTTAGACCGGGAATAGACAAACAAAATACTTCAGCGGGCGCTGAAAATCGTTGGATAGATTCTGATAATGTTAGATTTAGATATGGCTTGCCAGAAAAAGTGGGCGGCTGGTCATCATTAGTTTCAGATTCAATAGTTGGTGTAGTTAGAAAACAACACTCTTTTGTTGATCTAGATGGTAACAGATATGTTGCATTAGGTTCTGATAAATTTTTACTTATATATTTTGAAGGACAACTTCACGATGTTACACCAGTAAAAGCTACTGTGTCTTCTGTTGGAATGTCTTGTTCAGATGCAACAAAAGAAGTACAATTAACTTTTTCATCAGCACATAATTTAGAATCTGGTGACATTATTTTATTAGACAATGTAACAGTGCCAACAAGTGTTGGTTTAACTAATGCTGCTTTTGAAGATAAATTATTTCAAGTAACAAGAGTTACATCTTCTTTAATTGCAATTGTTACAGGAACACAAACCACAACAGGTGCTGGATCAGGTGGATCTTGTGATGTTATACCATACGAAAAAGTTGGCCCTGCAGCTCAGTCTTATGGATATGGTTTTGGTATTGGTAATTTTGGAGGCACAGTGTCTGGAGTTGCAACAACAACTTTAAATGGTGCTCTTAATGCAGACACTGCTGGTACAGGAGGATCCGGTACAGCAATAACTTTAACATCAGTTACAGGTTTTCCAACAGGTGGTGGAACTATAGCTGTAGGTAATGAGCTAATAACTTACACAGGAATAAGTTCAAACGATATTACAGGTATTACTAGGGGTGCAAATGGAACAGCAACATTTGGTACATCAAATGGACAAGCACATAGTAGTGGTGCAACAGTATCAAATGCTACAAACTTTTCTGGATTTGGTAGTGCAGTAAATGCATCGACTGTAGTTCTAGAACCAGGCCTCTGGAGCCTAGATAATTTTGGACAAGTTCTTATAGCAACTATTGCAAATGGTAAAACATTTACATGGAATGCTGGAGCCTCAACACCTTTATTAAATAGAGCATCAACTACAACATCTGGTTTTGCAACAGGAAACAATCCTACTGCATCAAGAGTTACATTAATATCACCAACAACTAGACACTTAATACATCTTGGAACAGAAACAACTATTGGTGACACAACTACACAAGATGATATGTTTATAAGATTTTCAGATCAAGAAGATATAAATACATATATTGCAACCTCTATAAATTCAGCAGGTTCACAAAGACTACAAGATGGAACTAGAATAGTTGGAGCATTAAAAGCAAAAGAAACAATACTAATATGGACGGATAATGCGTTGTATACTATGAAATTTATTGGATCTCCATTTACGTTTGGTTTTGAACAGGTTGGTACAAACTGTGGATTGATAGGTAAAAATGCAGCT